CCTGTCCAGTCCCTTACTTCATTTCCGCTCATGATCCCTCTGGTATAAAGGTTGCATCCTACATTTGCCAGTTTTTCAATATCGTAACTGTACAAACTTCGTACATTAAATTTAAAGTACCGTTCTGTACTAATCAGTATTTTTCTGGTCAGTTCCTGTTCCAGAGCATTACAGAGAGGACGGATCCTGGTATTGATAAAATTGTTCCATTCTGATTCTTTGTAATCGCCTGCCCCCACCAAAAAAGCCGGAACATCAAGAATCGCTGCCACAGTCTTTTTATCCAATGTTACTCCATCCGAAAGCGCCAGATCGTTCAGGCTGAGAGGTTTGATACTGGTTACTTCAATCGTATCCGCAGGAATTACCCACGGTTCTCCGGCATTGGTGGTTTCTATATATTCTTTCAGGATATTGCTTCTCCCTTCCGGATTTGCAATCTCATCCGCTGTAGAATCCACCTTTACAATCACCGGAGGTTTCCATTTACTTTCCATAAACCCTTTTTTGGTTTCAGATGCCTGTTTCAGATTCTTGGCAATATCTTTTAAAACCGCCCGGTATCCCGTTCCTTTCCACGGGTATTCCACAGAGGGATTGATAACAAAATGCAGGATTTCATCCGGATTACAGGATTGTCCATGGATTAAAATGTGATATCCGTATCCTGCTGCATCCGGTACAAACGACACATGTCCAGGCGGAACCGGATTTAAACTATACAGATATCCACTTTTTGTTTCCGGTATTACCACACTGTTTCCGTCACCTTCCAGAAGAAGAGTTCTTACAATGGCAGAAACAAATGTCTTTCTGGTCATATATGGATTCGGAGTGATATCTACCATGCGGGAAATTCCATCTTTTATCCTTATATCTCCATTTTCTGTATTCTGCATCTGATGTATGGTCATAGATGAGATCAGATCGCAGATCTTATTGACCGCTGCCTGTATTTCCGGATTATCGCTGAGCCGTGTGTAATTTGCGCAGCACAGGGTATGGTATGCTTCATCTGATACCAGCCATGCAGTCCCCTTGGGTTCTGCCCTTGTTTTCTTTTTATTGTTCTTTTTCTTACTCATTTTCATTTCCCTTCTTTCCCACACCAAACCAACTTTCTGTTCTCTGCATTTTCTCCAGATCCTTCATCATCTGTTTAATCGCAATAATATCCGCATCAAAAAGGTCAATTCTCAGATTTGGCTGTATTTTTTCGAATCGGACAAAATCATCAGAATCCTCTGCAGCTTTTACATTCTCTATGCAGTATTCGTAAGCCCGGTTATGACAGTAATAAAATTTCTGTGCGATATACTGTTTCTCCGCCTCACGAAAAGCTTCTGTTTTTTCTACATATCTCTGTGACTGGTCCATAACCTTAAATCCGGCTTTTTTCATCTTCAGTATGAATTCCCGGCTGTATCTACGGTCATATCCCACCCACTTGATTTTGAACCCCATGGCTTTCATTTTTAAAAACCACTTTACAGGCTCTTCATAATCAATCACACCGCCATTGCATAATGTCAGCCATCCCATTTCTTCCCACCAGAAAAACGGGATATGATCTTCATCTGCTTTCAGATTTGCCTGCACAACCGGCATAAAAGCATGTGTGATAGATATATCCACATCTTTATAGCGTCCATGAAGCGCCGTTCCTGTCAGATCATGCATTTTCGACAGATCTGCGCCTCCATACCACTTAATCGGCAGCTTTGCCAGTTCTTCCAGTGTCCAGTTATACTTTTCATCTGAAGACCGCACCACAGACATATCAAAATACGCTTCCATGGCACTTGTGAACACATTCAGGGATTTTGCAAAAAACTCTTTTCTGAGCTGTGGGTTATCCTGGGCCTGCTTTGCTTCTTCCATCAGTTCTTCCGGCTGTACCGATTCTCCATAGGCCGGATTCGCCATTTCATGTGTTACAGGATTGGTATAATCTATGTATTCTTTTCCTTCTTCATTTTTTACCGGATCCGCCTCACAGATAAAGAAAAAATACTGTTCATTTTCAATCTGTTTATCCAGAACTTTTTTCCCATACTCTACCTGCTGTGCCAGGAATCCGTTAGGATCGTCCCCCGCTGTGGAAATGCCTATCATCAGTTTATTTCTGTACGCTTTCATAGCTTCCTTAAACAGCGTGTACTGTTTTGGCTTTTTAAACGCATGGATTTCATCTGCAATGGCAATATTGCAGTTAAAAGAATCCTGTACATCCGGATTTGCTGCCATGGCATTCAGTTCGATCAGGCCTCCGCTGATTTCTGCTTTTACCGAATGTTCATTATTGTTATCTATGATATGGAAATGTCCTCCATCTTCATCCCACTCCCCCATATGTTTAATGTTGTAGGTGACAAATCCAAAAGTTTCCAGTGTCTGTTTCTGTGCCGCTGCCACTACATAAATCTTTGTTCCCGACATCCGATACAGAAGCCCCAGCGCATATGATAATGCGCCGGCAAAACTGGTTTTTACATTTTTTCTTGGTATAAAAATAAGACACTCATGGTATCTTTTGATCCTGGTGCCTTTATTATAAAATCCTAAAATATTATAAATGATAAATTTATGGAACGGCATAAGAAGAAACGGTGTCCCCCTCAAAGGTGTTCCTTCTTTATCCTCTCCTTGCTGGTGACATATGGTATTTTCTATGATGCGGATTACAAATTCCGCGTCTTTCGGATCAAAGTCATATCTCCCGCTTTCATAGTCTTCCATAAATCTCTCACATGCTTTGATCCGATACTTATTCGCAATCCGCTTGCCGGAAATACAGTCCATGGCATAATCAAAAACAATATCCCAGTTCTTATATTTACTCATTTAATTTCTCCAGAGCTTTATCCAGTGCGCTGCTTTTCTTCTGCTCAAGTCCTTTCGCCCTGATCTGCCGCAGCCCTTTTGGAGTCAGCCCAAAAACATTCTCCATATCCATCAGCTCTTTTCTCAGATTTTCCAGTGCCATATAAAGCGCCGTTTTTCTTTGATTGGTTGCCCCGGATTTATTCGTATATTCTTCCGTAATTTCACAGCCGTTTTCATACCATTTATCATTTAAAATTTCATACTGTATACTTAATTCTGCATACCGCTTTACAGGGGCTTCAAACTCAGGCTTGAAAGTCCCGATCTTCTGCATGTTTTCAACAGTTTTGTTATATAATCTGGTTGTTTTTGCTTTCCTTGATTTTGCACTTTCTATGCCGTTTACCCCCTTTTCTCAAATTTATCTTAGAGTTGGAAACCCCTACCCCCTACCAGTAGCAAAAAATTTTTTCTCATTTTCCATACCCAGGGGGGATCTGATTTTCCTTTTCTTCCTGTTTTGGTTGTGCTTTCTCTTCCATGCTTTTCCTCAGAAGATAAATTTCTCTTGTTAATGCATCTACACTTTTACATATCATCTTCGCTGCCATGATTTCCGGATTGTTCATTTCGTTTCCTCCAATCTATTCCGGGGTTTATCATCCTCTGCAATCTTAATCCTTCTTCTGTCAGTTCCCCGGTCTTTCTATTTTCCAATTTGTTGTGTGTAGCCAGGCTCACGCTAATCAGGTTCCAATCCTCCCAGGCCCACTGAGGATATTCATCCGCTGGATAGATATGATGTACTGTATTTGCTTCTTCTGTCCTTCCATACATCCGCGATACTCTGCATTTATACCCATCCATGCGCAGAATTCTTTTTCTTTTCTTTTTCCATTTTGCACCGTAATAATCAAACATATTTTCTCCATTTAGTAACAGAAAAGCACCCGGATTATTCCGAGTGCTCACTGTTCACCTGATCGGTAAACTCCTTCATCATGTTCATTAATTGTCCCGCCTGACTGACACCTGCTGCCTTGCAGGCTTCTGCATAAGCCTCTGCAATCTCCTGCTTTATTTTATAGCTTTTTGATATCCAGCCGGCTTTTTTCATATACTTCTCTGTTGCAATGGTCTGTCTGCTTGGTTTACCTATTGGCATTCTGATTCCTCCTTTTTAGGATAAAGTAATATGCCAGCTTCACCAGGCCGATTGCTATAAAGAATATACCCAGTTTCCACAACATACCTTTACACAGATGAGCGATTGTGTTATATTTGTTTTAGAGGAAGGGCTTTCGCCCCTCCCGGCTAATTTAATAGCCTGTCAAGAATCAGTAAGATGATTCCAATTGTTAAGTCCGTAAGCGCTCCGACCAGCCAAGTCTTGAAGTTGCTTTCGGGCTTTTCTTTTACCGGTCGTTTCCGGTTTCTGTTGCTCATCTGTCATTCACCTCCTTACAAGTATATAATATCATATGGTACACCATATGTCAATAGCTTTTATGCTGTTATTCATAAGATATTCTCATCAAAAAAGACACCTGACTGCTGCCAGATGCCTTTGCTTCAGCAGCCAGGCTATGAAACTGACTGCCGTGAGATAGAGGAATTAATGTTTTTGTTCATTAAATTCCATTTACACTATATCATAAGGTGAGTGTGCAATACTATGCAAACTTTTATTCAATGCTCAGATTTTTTAACGCTCTGCTGTGGATATAATGAGTATTTCTTAATCCATATCCAATCTCTATAGCAATATCTTCCCATTCCCATCCATTTATATACTTTAATCTCAGCACTTCCTGTTCATCCTCGTCCTCCAGGTTCCGGATGCTCTGTTCTATCTTCTTTCGTATCTTGACCTTTTCCAGACGTTCCTGCTTCAGATCTTCGATCATTTCATCCAAGGTCGCTGCATATTCAGATAAGTCCTCCTGACTGCTGCCGTGTGGCATCCCGTCCTGGACAATGGAAGGAAACATTTTATCCAGGCGGAGACACTGGATCTCGTCAAGAATACGCTGTTCTCTTCTTAGTGCTTTCCTATACGATTTCAGATATTCTTTTTTCTTTTCATTTTCTGTCAGTTCTTTTTCGTCCATTGTCTCCTCCTGAATTATTTAATCCTCTTCTGATCCGCGTATCATTGCTTCCAGTCTGGCATAGCTTGGGCAGATTCGAAGTCCATGCTTGTCCTCCAAAAGAATACAGTACGGGAAAAGTTGTTTTACTGTGTATGC